GTTCCTTGATGCGTATGGCATCAATGACCAGGCGTTTGACAGTATTTTCATCGGCACCCAGCCAACTCAAGAGCTTTCTAAACTTGTAGTTTAGGTGGCGTCCTGGTGTGTAGTTGGCGGTATAATTGCAATTGAAACAACTGTAACTGATGCTGCCTGTGGCATTGGTGATAATGCCGCCTCTGCCTCGAGAGTCCGCGGACTCCCCACGGTGCGGACAGCAGACGGCATTAAAACTGGTCCACCCCGATACTGAATTTGTCTTCCTTTTTCCCGGAAGCAAACTCGTTACAGCATCAAGAATCGAATTAAGCATCCTACTATTATATAGGAAACTCGGGATAAGATCAAGTGGTTAGAATGTCTGTTTCCAAGTGGTGGAGTCCACTTTGGTCCATATGGCTTGGACGTTGCTCCAAGTTGTTGGGGCAGTTTTGACCCGTACATTGGCTACGGATTTCCAGGTACCTGTAGCATCTTTAATTCTAGTTAGGCCTTGTACAGCTTGGTATGCTACCCCAGCATTTCCGCCCCATTGTGAACTTGTATTACCGTAATCATTTGCCCCAACGTTTGCTGTATTTGCGTAAATGTTGCTAGTAGCATTATTCAACAACCAAGTTTTAACTTGAGCAGGAGTTGCTGTTGGGTTGGCTTGTAGATATAATGTCACCATTCCAGCAACTTGTGGGCTGGCCATTGATGTGCCATTAATGTTGATTTGTTTATAGTTCACATTTCCAAAATATGTCGATGATGGTGCTCCCAAATTAGAAATATTACTTGTACAACTTAATATATTTGATCCTGCGGCAAAAATATCTATTTCGGGCCCTGCATTTGAATAATCAGCTTTCTGATCTAGTGCAGATGTAAGGGTAGTTGAATCCAATGCTCCAACCACAATAATGTTGGCATCCATTGGGCTGCCGCCTTGCATATAATAGTATTGTCCTAACACAGCATTATCACTATTTCTTTTAACCCATACATAATTGTTATAATCTATGCCAGATGAGCTATCAATTTTTTGCCCGTCATTGCCAGCGGATTTACATACTACAATATTAGCAGATGTGAGAACTTGTAAGTATACATCATATGTAGGATTTCTATAGGGCAGAGATCCTTGCACAAAAGTTAATCCGTATGTAGAGTTTGACCAAGTTGGTAAACTATAAGTCGATCCCCGATAGTTAACATTAGCAACAGTATAATAACTTGGATTGGCATTTGCTACACCACCGAGGGTATACCCAAAACTCATATTAACCACCGTGGGATTTTTATATCCTGTTGCTGGATTAACTGATTTAACTGTTGAATGCCAGTAGGCAATAATGTTAGCAACATTGCCAAATGATTTGTTACCAAATCCTTGGTCCGGATCTGCGGCATCTGGTAAAAATTTTATTGCGTAGATATTAGAATTTTTTGCCCATCCATAAGTTTTACCAGCAGAGATACCAGCAACGTGAGTGCCATGACCACCGTAATCTTTATAAAATGTCGAAGTATTGACAGTTCCGTCCCATTGGTACTGTTGAACTCGTGATGTTGTGTTTCCTGTATATTGAAATTCAGGGTGGTCTGCTTGTATACCACTATCTAATATAACCACGTCAACGTTTGTGCCATCGGCAGCATAGTTATAATTTAGACTAGTAGTAGTACCGGACCCGTACACGTTGGTAACATTACTATGTCGAATGAGTCCCCAGTTAACATAATTGCCAGAACTGCTATTTGTTTTAGTAAATGTTCCGGTTTGTGTTGCATAAGGTCTGATAACAATATCGTCCCTGTGTTCGGCTGGTATTTCTACTCCAAGAACTCTTGGGTCATTGCGTAAAGTATTTGCCTCAGCATCTGTTAAAAAATAATGTGTTATCCTATCTAGAGCTAGTAGGTTATCAGCTATGCCAATGTTACGGTCAGGAATGTGAGGCAACCCACTGGTACTATTTTCCATCTCTGCCCAGAACTGGTCGTAGTCGACGCCTTTATGTAAGGCAACAATATATTCTTTAGTTTCCATTAGTAGGTCTGATACCAAATATCGCCAACATTACCTTGTGTTGATAATGGAGCATAACTATTAACATAAACATTACGTGCGATGTTAGATGTTATTGCTATGTTACCACGACTGTAAACATTGCCAGTTACAATCACATTGTCTGCACTAATGTTACCTGTTGTTGTAATACCAACTGTCGTCAAGTATGCCGCAGTATTTGCGTTGGCAGTAGTAACAATGTTAGTAATTTGAGTTTGTTGCAATCCTGCGTTGGCAGTCCATGCTGTAGTTACTGCATCAACATAACCTTTCATGGCTGTGTTGGCTGTTGTTATTTGACCCTGTGTCGTGGTGACCCGAGCGTCGGTGTAGTCCTTTAATGCCACATTAGCAATAGAGACTTGATTACCAACATAACTGGTCATTGTGGTATTACCGGTGTCGACATAGCCCTTCATTGCAGTATTGGCTGTAATGATAGCGGCATTGGCACCCAAAATTTGATTTGCTTGTGCTACAACATTACTTTGTAATGTATTGATCTGATCAGATTGTTTAATATTGGCCACAATCCAGTTAAAAGTAACATCATCAACATAGGCCGTCATGGCTGTGTTGGCTGTAGTTATTTGGGTGCCAACGTAATTTCTCATTGCTGTATTGGCCGTGTTGATTGCGGCAGTGGTCACTCCATATTCGGCCAGCGTTGTCCATCTAAGTCCGGTATACAGTTGTAAATTACCTGTGCTATCAAAATTGTACACAGCAGTACCTGGCAACGGATTGGATACAGTTGCAACCTGTGCCGTGTTCAAGTTGGCAAATCGGAAACTTTGAGTGCTAACTATAGAATTACTCAATACAAAACTGGTGTTTATAGTATTGGTCACTAGAGCACTACCAACAATAAAGTTCTTAACCAGCAAGTTGTTGGCAACTGTGTCAATGCAATATATATTGCCGGTTGCCACATTCAGATTGCCCGAAATTCTAACATTGCCCACAAACGACGGAGTTGTGATGTTGGCTTTTGTGGCAATTGCTGTGGCATTTGTGGCATTTGTGGCATCAACATACGAGCTGAGATCTAATAAATCATTATTGACATTGGTTATTGTGGAGTTGACTGTTATTATTTCTCTATCAGTGTATAGTTGCGCCGCCCGATTGGCCGCGGTGATTACGTCACCGATTGCAGTGATAGCATCTGCTTGAACGCCAGCATTGCTTTGCAAGGTTGTGATTAGTCCTGCTTGACTTGACGCATTGGCACGCCATGCTGTGGTTACTGCATCAACATAGCTGGTCATTGTGGTGTTGGCGGTGGTTATTTGATCATCAACATAACTGGTCAATTTGGTGTTGGCAGCGTCAACATAACCTTTCATTGCTGTGTTGGCTGTGACCGTTGCGGCATTGGCACCAGTGATGGCCCCTGCTTGGGCACCGGCATTGGCCGTCCAGGCCACTGTCACTGCGTCAGTATAAGACTGTGTGTAACTCAATTGGTTCAGAGAAGCAGAATTTATTGCAACATTGACCCAACTGACATCTACAGCTCCAGCAATGATACCGGTAGTTATTGTATCAACATAGCCTTTCATGGCTGTGTTGGCAGTGGCAATGGCTGTGTTGACCGCGGTAAATCTACTTGTGGTATTTGCGGCCTGTGCTGTCCCAGCTGTTTGCAATGCAGATATGTCTGTGGCTTGAGAAGAAGCCGAATCAATCATATTCTGCATGTTGTTTTGCAGGCTGGCAATGCTGGCTGTGTATCCACCGACGGTGCCAGACAATGTGCTCAGTGTATTGTGGTCTGAGACTTGTGTTGAACTTATGCCCTGAACTGTGTTGTCCAGCGTTGTGATGCGATCATTTTGATAGCCCACATTGGCAAACAAAGTTTTCAAAGTTTGATCTTGTGTGGCCGCATTGGCCATCAACGTGGCCACATTGGCAGTCAGCGTGTTTGTGGTGCTGGTCAGTGCGGCAATGTTGGCTGTGTGAGTGGCAACTGTACCAGTCAGGGAACCAATGGCAGTTTGTTGGCTGACAGCGTTGGCAGTCAGCGAAGTCAGTGTGTTAAATTGGAAACCGGCATTGGCAGTCAGTGTGACAATATTGCCCTGCAACACAGAAATGTTGGCATTTTGCAAATCAACAGCACCTTGACTCAGCAACAGATGCCCGCCAGCGGTCAAGTTGTCGTGTACACGTATGCTGTTGGCCGTGGTGTCAATGGTGATTTCACCCACCAAGCCCGTGTAGGCTGTGCTTTGTGCTGTATTGCCTCTTAGAAAAAGTATTTTTTGTTGCATGTTATAGTGTCCCCAAGTCTATGATGCCATCAGCCGGAATAGCGGGTGCCACCATATCCGAATAATAGGCTGGCAATACCTCCAAGTCAATTGGCACACCATAGTTATCATCTATGTACATGGGTTTTTCTTGGTTATTGATTGCACCAATGGTTCTGAATGTTAATTTATAAAAACGTTGGTCCAATGAATCTACTAGAGATTTGACAATGGTAACTGTGCCAAGTCCACGTGCCGCATCAACCAAGGTTACAGCCAGTCCTGCTACGGTACCTGCATGATTTGGATCTTGTATATCCATCTGTATGCGATACGCAGACACGTCTACGGCCTTTTGGTCCTGATTTTTGATAACAATTTGTAAGGGATTGTCTATGCCCTGATATACTTTTATTGGACGGCTGTACACGATTCTGTTCCTTGTGGTGAAAACTGAAGGATCCAGAAATTGGACCTCCAGGATATTATCATATAAATATGTTTTGAGAGTTTGCATTATTAACATATTTACCAAAAAGCCCGTGGACATAGATATCAAAAAATTACTAGAACAATACCCGTATTTGACTTATATTGTGTATGGTGGAAATGACTATGTGGGCATAGTACAAAATGCTGACGAACAAATCACCACCATTTACGACTACGGCAGTTTAAAAACTGTAGAACAAAAGGCGCGATTCCTAGAATTGGGCGAAGTTTGGTGGTGGGAAAGCAACAGAATCATACCCATCAATGTGTTTTTAAAACAAGATTGGTTTGTTTTTAAATTCTGTGTTAGAACCATGAACAGCAAGGATGTGGAAATCAAGTATGGTCCGCAGACCAGCCTGAAAGAAATGGCCATGAAACGCGGCAAGCGTCGTTCAATCACCCTGGTTCGTAAAACCAGTTAATTACGGTCTGTACCAACACCTTCAACTATCAAGTTGATGTGTACTGCCACCAGATGCGCATAGGCCACTGCGTGAGCCTTTTTAAACACATACCCGTCCTCTGTTGCGTCCCATATGGTCTTGGCCACTTCGGCCCAGGGTCGGCCGATCAGATGTCGTTTGCCCGGACGAATAATGGCCAAGAACATGGCCAGGCGTGGGATAGTGTTGATGGGTTCGGGCATTTTCATCAGGGTACCATAATGATTACCTATGTGTATCAGCAGACTGCAGAAATCTCGATCAAGCAGTAAGTCCCATACCGGTTCCTGTGCCATCAGTTGTGTGAGATGCTGTTCGCTCTTAATCTGCGTATATAATGACACATTTAAAAAGTCTAGTTTTGTATACCCACGTGCCTCTGCCTGATTGTAATCTATGCTGGCAATGCCGGTAAATGGATCTGTGGGAATGTCTGTGACATAAACACCGGTGTTGTGCCGAACCAACGCACCATCCCGTATGATACCCGCAGGGTGATGCCGCAACAATTTCAAGGCCTGTGTACGATCACCAAAGTCTATGTCAATGTCCGATTGAAACTTCATAGCCCGGCCTTTGTTAACACATCCTTGGTCCATTCAGTATCTGCCATGTGATCTGTAAATTTGCGTTGCCAGTAGTCCGGATCTATGTAGGCAATGATCATTGCCACTTGGTCTTCTGGTAACTGATCAAGAAAAGCCACGCCTGAGGCACAATTGTAAACGATCCAAGGACTAATACGACCGGTAACAATGTGATGACAAACGCGATTGCTATTGCCATATCTAAAATAGTCATTGAATCCGTTTTTGAGCTCGGGGTTGAGCTCGGCATAGTCTTGCATTTCCTTTAATGCCCGTTCTAGGGCGTCTTGTACTGCTTCTCTTTTGAGATAGTCAGGCAACCATTCTGTATACAGCCGATCACTGCACCAATTGTCCAACTTCTTGTTGTTCTTTAGTAGCCAGTCACAGAAGTTAATAAAGTTAATACAGCGAATGCCAACACAATAGCGACCAAATTTTACAAATGCATTATAGTAAGGACTGTTGACAAAGTCTTCGTAGGTTTTCAACTTGGCACTGCCCTGTGCATATTCATAAAATCTTAGGTAGGCTCTTAGGCCAAACTGCACACCAGTTTCTCGTTCCTGTTGCCACCTGCGCTTTTGTTCACAGAGATGCACCGTAAGCGTGGATTCTTTACGGAACTCTTTGTCGCAGTAACGACACTTATAGATCTGATTTAATTCGTTTGTCATCCCAGCCATGATCACGTGCCAGTTGTTTAAGATCGTCTTTGCTGTTGATTTCAATCATTAATTGTATTTCATCTTCCTTGGCAGTGGGATAAATTTCTCGCAAAAACTTACTGGCCTTGTTTGTATTTTCTTTTTTGGTACCAGCAAGCCATTTGTGATACTGCTTGCCCATGCCGGGACTGACTGTTGTGGCCAGCAACCACTGGAGCTTTTTGTGCTGTGTGGTACTGATGTCAAAGAAATGTTTGTTTAGTCGTTCGTTCACACTCATCAAGTAGTAGGCCTGCAGGTCTGCATCACCTTCCACAGTTGAACCCCAACGAATCATCAAGAAAGGGCTGAACTTTTTCTTTTCTGTTTCGTCTAGGTCGTCATAGAAGCCACGGTTCTTTTTATCGAACTGTAGCATTTCGTTTGAGATGGCTAATTTATCCATGGTCTTTGATCAGGTGATAGGTGGCAATTAC